CTGGCTTTCATTCCTTTTGTTACAGATTTGCCTGCTTCCTTAGCTGCTTTTATTGGAGCTCCTGCTAATTTACTGGCAGCACCTCGTGTAAACGCATCTATAGTACCAATAACAAGACCTCTTGCCATGGCTTTGTTTCTTATAGATTGCATGGCGTTATCATTGTTTAAAATAGCTCTTACACCTTCTTGGTCAAACTTTAACCCCCTCTTGTCTACCTCTTCTTTCATAAACTCTGTAAAAGCTAAACCTGTTTCAAGCGTTGCACTGGCTCCCAATATAGCCCCCGATATAGCTCCACCTGCTGTACCCCCTACTGCACCTAAAGCAGCTCCTATAGGACCACCGACGCTTCCTGCTACTGACCCAGATACAAAACCTGCACCTGCTCCTAATGCTCCACCCGCTGTGGCACCAGCCGCTACATCAGGATTAACCATTGAAGCAACTGATGATACAAATAACTGACCAATAACAGTCGGGTTTGCAGCTACACCAAACATAAAGCCAAGGACACCGCCGCCATTTCTTTCGTATATTCTGTTAAAAGATTTCATTTCATCAGACATACCATAGTTGTCCATATTCTCAACGGCGGCAATATATTTTTGGACATCTTCTTCTGAGGTTTCGCTTCCTGATATAAACAATCTTCGAGCATCATCAATTGTAGCACCTTGACCAAGACCTTGAGCTCCAGCTCTATACATATCACCAAAGAAATCAGTAACTGTATTTTTACCCAGCATCTCTTCCAGCCAGGTATTTTTTTCACCAACATCTACATTGGCTCCAAACTTTGTTCCTACGGGGTCAGTTATTGGGGGTGGTTGTTGTGCTGGTGCACCAAAGTCAACTTGATTATCGACCTGGGTATCTACACCATAGTCCACAGCGAATAAGTTTTCTTCGCCAGTTTCGGTAGGTTGTTCGATAGGAGATTCCGTAGAAGGGGTAGGACCAGCTGAAGGAGAGTCTTTTTTTTTTTCACCCTGGAAGGTTGCAAGAAATTCTTCTTCATCTTCAAACATACCCTCTGGTATCAGTGGGTATATTGCCTCTAACCCTTCATCTTCAATAAGTTCACCGAGCTCCTCAGCATCAGCAAACATACCTTCAGGTATCAAAGTAAATAATGATTCGTATAACTCTTCTTTCTCCATTAATTTAATGTATAACTATTGTAGTATCTTTTAACATAGTCTTGAAATTTCTCACCAGGCTTTCTCGGATTTTGTTTTTGCCACTCTACAAACAACATTTTATTTCCTCTTGAGCCGCCTTTTTGCTGAGCTAATTCATACGCCTCTTTATTAAATTCATTCAATGCATCGGCAATAGCTTGTGCTATTGTTTCTTTTGTAACACCTTCGTTAGTAATTTTCTCTCCTACCTTTATAGTTTTTACCACATCTATCATTTTGTCTGGGTTATTTGGGTCAGGTTCTTTAATGGTATATTTGATAGTAACATTATCACCTGTGTCATTAATAAATTTAACATTAGAAATTCCCGCTCTTTCTTGGTTTATTCTTGACTGTTTAGTTTGGAAATTAGTAAATGATTGTTCTACTACATCTCTTACCTGTTCATCAGTGTCAGTCAAGGTGCTTACTTCTTCACCTATCTTGTCTTTAACTATGCTTAATATAGTACCTGTAGTTCCATCAGTAAATTTCTTCTGAGTTGTAGTTCCAATATTACCTATCTCAGTCAATGACTCACCAATACCAAATCCTTCTCCTGCTTCTGTACCAATATTTATCTTCTGTTTTTTGATGAAATCAAATATTTGTTGGTCGGACAGTCCAGTTTTAACTCCTTGTCCACCTGGCACTAATACATCATAGATAGCTGCAATGTCTTGCGATATTGAAGTTTTGCTTCCTTCATCTACATCAGCTGTATCTGGGTCATCAAAGGTTCCCCTTTCTCTTTTAATATTATTACCGTCACTCATGTAGAATATGATGTAATCTTTCGTCATATCAAATCCGTCAATCGTAGGTTGGTTATTAGCTTTATTCTGTATATTTCTGGTTTCAATCATACCTTGTAGGGTCTGTTTCGCCGTAGCCACATCCCCTGTTAATACAGTATTCAAATCAGAAATATATCCAGCAGTAGTTTCATTTTCTTGTCTTTCACCTTGATTAGAAGATGATTCTTGCTGACCACCAAGACCTGCGTTTACTTTAACAACTGAATCTAATTGAGAGTTAATTTGATTCTTAGCTAACCTAATAGCTTCTGCTTCTTGCTCATCAGTTAATGTTAGAGTTGGTGTTTGACCTTCTCCTGTGTTTACCAATATTTTTTTAGAATCTTTTTTTGCAACCTCTGGGTCATCAGTAAAACTAAATCCTAAACCTGCATTAATAAGATATTCTGCAGCTGCATTTGAATCTGATACCACACCTTTTGCTTGTGATTCTAACCAGCTATCGAATGTCATTTTATTTCCCTGTGCATCAGTAAAGCCTTCACCCTCAACATCGTCGAACAACTGTCTAAAATCCTCAATGCTCGTTACATCTTTACCTCCTGATAAAACAGAGTATGAAGTAATGGTTGAGGTTACAACCTCAGCTAAATTATTTGTAACTAAATTAGCTACGTCTTCGTTTAAGTCTCTTGAATTTTCTTGGTAGTTAATAAGGTTTAACATAGAAGCTGGAGTGGTGTAAGCTCCTGGATTTTTTTCACGACTTGGTAGCCTGAATTGACCAGGGTTATTTGGGTCTGGTTCCATTTCAACTAATAATAATTGACCAGTTGCTGGGTCAGACCAAAGCTTTTTATTTTTTGTATTACCAAAACTAAAACCAGTGCCTCTAAAAAACTCTTCAAGATTAGAAGCTTCTCCATTTTTAATTCTCTCTATACCTTCTTTATATTTAGCGTCATAGTTTTTAGCATAGTTACTTAATGATTTATAACCATCTTTTTGCTGTTGCATTATAAGCATGTAGTCTTTAGGGTCTAATAGACCACGCTTAACTAAATCCATGTTTGCTTGTAATGTGTTTTTTGAAAAGTCAGAACCGTCTATAATTAAGCTGTTCATAGATGGAGCTTGCAGGTCAGCTATTTCGCTGAGCTTATCCATCGCCGCATTGGTATCGTCAATTATTTTTTGTTTAGCAGCAGCTCTTGAATCACGAATTCCTTCTAACCCTTTGGTTAAATCTACCGCAACCTGTCCCCAATTTACCGCTTCTTCTCTTCCTGAATATAAAGAGTACTTATTAGAAGCTGTCGGTTTTTGTCTATTCTCTGCCATAACTTCTAATATCCGTATAATAATTTCTTAAGGTCTTCTAAACCAGTTACAGTTCCAATACTTCCTTGTAAATCTGTAAATCTTGCATCATCTGAATTAGATGTAATAAACTCTTTAAATTTATCTACATTTAAAGTTTGACCATCACTAACTTGTCTTACTTCTCTTGGAGTTAATTGTAGTTTTCTTAACTTGTCAATCCTTGACTGTCGAGTTAACCCTGTACCTCCACCAATAATATTACCATCATCATCTTTTTCTATTGTCTTAGCTAAGTCTTCATCTGACCCAAACCTTGTATCTAAAGTGTTGGCGGCTCTATCTGTTTTTGAAGTGCCGAATAAAGGTACTAATTGAGACGCCGACTGCGCAGCTTGTGCGGCGGAAGCAATACCTCCTTGAATACCAGCTGCATAATCTCTACCATAATCTCTTGCTATCTGTGCTGCATCAGCTGCTGCACCTACCTCCATGTCAAGTAACTGTTGGTTTAATTGGTCTTTAGCTTTAGCTTTCATTTTTTGGTTTTCATACAACGCATCTTGCATACCCGTACGTACAACCTCATTTGCTTGAGTAGCTGCTTGTTGTAAACCACCCATACCTGCTGCTAAATTTCTTGCATCTCCCTGTTGTAAAGCTGCTAAAGCTTGAGCAGCTACTTGTTGGTTTTGTTTATATTGATTATCAAACGCATCAATAGGAACATTGAGGGTTTCATAAAAGTTTTTCTCCGCTCTTTGTTTTGCTTTTTCCATTAGGGCTCTTTGTTCCCTCATAGCATTTTTCTGTTCTCTTTTAGCTTTAGCCGCCTGAGCAAAACTAACTCCTGTACCTGCCGCTGAAAGTCCCAGTCCTATTGCCGCTATTACTCCTGACATAATTTTAAAACTTTATTTATTACTTTATTTGGCAGCTCCTTATAGCTTACCGCATATATTTCTTTTTCTGCTTCCTCTACTGTTTTTGCTTTTGTGTTATACACACATACCCATTTAGTATCTTCATGAGTATAAAATACTCTTTGTGTTCCAACAACAGTTTGCACAGTATGTGGTGCACTTAATGTTACTATCTTGCCTGCATCATTTAAAAACGAAACCTTACCTTCAAGTAAAAATGATGGATGGTCTTGTTTATGTATAAACGAAACAATCACATGCCCTTGTGGCATAAATATTTCCCTTGTATATAACCCTCCAGCAAAATGATGCTTTAAAGGGTATCTCTCTTTCATTAAATCCTCTTGAGGTTTTCCAAGTTCATGTGTAGCTGCGTCATCTAAAACAGATATCTGTTCACGAAACTCAGTTATTTTATCCCACAAAATACCTTTATTATAGTGAACAGCATTTAATATATCTTCAGGCTTGTATTCTTGTGTTACCAAAGATTCTTGCATACTGTATACTATTTCAGACAAAGATAATAAATTTCTATGGAAAACTTTTCATCACATTACTTCCTACGGAAAACATCTCTACTGGAGTATCAAGGTTGTTAGATAGTTTAAACTCCATATAGTATCCTCTCATACCATAAGATTCTGCAACTGTATTATTAGTGAATAAAAGAAAATCATTATTGACTGGGCCTACTGGAGTAGGTGGTGCAGGAATAGTTTCGTTCACATAAATAGCGTTGTTATCCCTATCAATATCTATGATTGTTCCTGCAACTACTGGAGCCTGTCCATTAACTAAGGTATAAAGCACCGCTCCTACACTAACAATATTACCTATTGGTTGACCTAAGGTTACAAGTCTATTTGTATTAGGTCCTGAAGGCGCGCCTTGAACAGTTCCTAAACCATTAGCATAACGTAAAGTAAAATCTGTTACACCATCAAGATGTCTTACGTAAGCGAACCACTCTCCTTCTTTTTGTTCAAAGTGTATTGAATCTACATCACCTTGACTTAAATCTGTAGTTAAGGTCGTGCAATCCCACACTTCGTTACTTTCAAACGAAAGTGTTTTAAATAATTTAATAGATAAAGTTGGCTCTGGATTAAAAACACTCGTTATAGTTGAGGCGTTGGCTGGATTAGTACCAGGAACTCCGTAGTATTCGTTTCTATTATCATTAGTATTATGGCGATAAAGATTACCTCGTTTAAACGTATACAAGTAAGCGTTCATTCCAATAATATATTCAGGAAAAAATGAATAGAATGAAGGCCAACCCTGATTGTCAGGATGGTATGTTAAAGTATATACGTTTGAAGAATTTAAAGCCATATTTTTATATTAATATACATGATGAACCACTACACTCTGCAAGTGATGTAATATTATTTTGTGTTCCTACTTGCATTATACGGAACGTACCTGTTGCTGTATTAGTGCTTGATGCTGCGTAAGCATACCACCCACTTGTTAAAGTGCTACCCGTTATTGTATCACCTACTTGGACGTTTATATAAGAGTCATTATTTGTTGTACCTCTTGGAACACTAATATTGTAATTATTATTACAAAATACATTACAAGTATTACCTAATGCACTCATGTAAAATATTGTTGTTGGTGGAGTACAAGTGCTTATAGTTGCAGCTCCTCCTATACCAATAGTCATGTAAGTATTTACTCCTGCCGCTGAGCTCAAGTAATATATACCTGAAGTTAGAGCAGTATTACCAGCTGAATCCGAGTATACTGTGTCTCCATTTACTGGATAAGTTCCTGAACCATCGTGATAATAAGTTTGTCCTGTAGCTGGAGCTGAGCCACCATCACAAATAGCACTAATAGATGATTGAAGTACTGATGCGTTAAACGCTGTAAATCCACCTGAATTAGTACACGCTGTTGACGACACTACAACACCATTTCTTATCCCTAATGCTGTTGTGCTGTTAACTATTATGTATCTTAATGCTGAAGTATCATTTACATAGTTAGCTCCATTTGCATCTGTAAACACCCAGTTTCCTTTCTCAGGTATTGAGTTACTATCTTTTGTAAAAGGAGCTGTAGTGCCAGTAGCATTACGCGCAAAAAAGTATTGAGTAGTATTAGAGGTACAGTCAGTGACATTTTGTAAAGCCGAACCGCTAAAGGCAGGTAGTTCAACAGGACACAGTATTTCCCACTCAAATTGTGTTCCTTGCATAGGCGCAAAAATCTCTACTTGTACTGGAGAAATAGTAGCAATTGTTTTTGGAACCACCATTGTAAATACAGGAGAATCTGTAGGAGTAGAATTGTCATCTGCAAACCCAACTTGATTTGTATTAACGGTTATAGTTCTTGACCCTCCAGTCGCTACATAATTACCATTTACTAAATTATATTCACCTATATTATTATAGGTTCCACAAAGTAAATTGTTTTCATTACCTACGTATGATGGTGTATTTGTTTGTGGAGGTTGCTGGCTATTGACACCCGCATAATCCACAGCATTATCATTACAATCTTCTAATGTAACACCGTTGTGATTATACTTAGAAGTCATTCTGTTAACAGAAGTATTATTCCAAGTAGCTACTGCCCCGTCTGGTATTGAGCTTGTCATATAAAAGTACAATACTACAGCGCCCGTGTTTGTGCTACCTGTATCTATAGTTCCATTAAAATATCCAGGTAGGTTTGATGATACTGATAATCCTTGACCACAAGGTTCAGCGCATTCATCACAAGATTGTGCATTTAAAAGCACACCGTTTAGTTGTTGTCTAACTATTCCATTTTGTGCATACCAACCGTCAGCAGCTACTTGCGTAAGAGCTGCATCATCGTATATAGTGGTTGCGTTTGAAAAATTCAACCCATCAAAATAAAATGTTCCGTACGTTACTGCCATATTAACAACTATCTTTTTCTATTATCATTCCTAAACTATTGACTCTAATATACTGATTTCCTGTTATTTTGTAATAACCTGCTGGCAAATTATTAATTCCTTCTCCAGGAGCATTACCTGCACATTGAGAATCTTCATAAACCAAATCATATAAAGCTACACTGCCAGTGCCCGCGAAGTAAAACGTTTGTGTAAGCGGTTGATTACATGCAATTGATTTAGTATTTTGTCTTGTACTTGCTTGAAAAGACGTACACGGAATCGTACACTCGCAGCATGCTTCAGCTGCAGAAGTATCCGAGTAACATAATTTCTGAGCTGATGTAAATCTAAAATCATATATCAAATATAAATATTGATTATTTGTCGGTAAGGTAAAAGCAGGTGTTGTGCTTGGTCCTACCGTTGCCTCTCTTATATTTGTACCTGTTGGATTTGAAACTAAACTATTAGGTATAGGAGTAGCAGCAGCTAATATTGCAGCTACATCAGTGGTATTGTTTCCATATAAAGTGTTTGTCGATAAAAACTTAAAATTATCATTTGGATATTTCCAATCATAATCATCTAAAGCTTTTTTGTCAACGCGCATGTTTAAACTTGCTCCATTGTATGGGTACACTCCAACAGAACGAACCCCTGTTTGACCTTCGAAATAACTAAAGACATCTGGATTGGACCCCATAGTAATTTGGTCAGTGTCTATCGGGCTTATAGTTTGAGCATCACTCCATCCATATTCTACATGAATTAAACTTCCACTATCTATGTTTGAATTAATAACACACTTATATACTGTAATATTTAAAGGTGTAACACAAGTTGGATTAACACTAAAGGATGCTGTTTGATTATTTTGAGGTGTTACCGTCACAACAGCTGTAGTCGGGGTATTAGCTGTTTTTGCAATAGTTATGCTGCCTCCAGATGTAACAGCTCCTGACGAAACTATTGTACCGTTCCAGTTTATTTGAACAACTACAGTTCCTGATGTTACTCCATAGTTAACCACGATGTCGCCTATAATAGTACCAAAATCTATAGTATAAGTAACAGCTGAAGAAGCATTGTTAGTGTTAAATTCTGAACCACATTGATATACAACTGGTGGGCGTGGGACTTCTTTGTCGTTAGTAGATAAAACATATTCATCCATGTAAGGGTCATACCCTCCTAACTTTTGTGTACCTAAAGCTAATTGAAATTCATCTCTAAACCATGAACGCATACCTTTATCAGATATAACTTCCAACTGGTCATTTGTAGAATTACCAACAAGTCTTATTACAGCAACTCTTTTTACGTCTGTGAAATAGTAACTATTTCCGTATACCGCAAAACTTTCAGGGTTAAAACTTATACCATATTCTTCTGTTCTTGCTATCTGAGTTCCTAAAATTGTAGGCGAAGAAACAATTGCACCACCACCCGTAGAGTCACTTATTAAATTTTTTGACGCAAGTACATAACTAATTTTATCTTCTTGCAATGTAAGGATATCTGTTTCTCTGGCATATAAAGTTCTTACTGGACCAAATGAGGTTTCTAATTCTTTAAAATTAGCTAAGCTTAAATTGAACTCATTTAAATTATTTACACCAGCATTACTACTAAACACACCACTATAAGTTAAATCAGCAAACCTGTGAGCTTCCTTAAAGTCTTGCTCCGAAACAGCTAATGTTCTTTGACCCATTGTTAAAGCTCGTCCTGCTAAATCATCTTTTATTTTAAAACTTTCTACACCATTAGCAAAAGTATAACAATCAATAAAGGGTAAAGTAACAATTGCTGGCTGTGTTGTTGTTTGATTTTGGTCTCCATCAGCATCACCTGACATGTGTAGGTAATTGCCAGTATTGTCTCGTACTACAGGGTAAGACTCGGACGCATCGTAGAATATATCTGGATTTGCATCCTGTGGTTCTGTTTCAAAAACAATCATAGTGTTTGCTCTTGTTACAACTATTTCCACACTAACTGAAACATTTCTTCTTCTTGAGAAAGGTTGGAATCCAGCACATCCTTGCTTCTTTGTTTTAACAACCAAACCTAAAGGTGAGTTAACATCATTTACCGTGTCTTGAACAAATTGAAAGAAAACAGAATCATCACCCATACTTGCTCCGCTATTATCAGTACAAGATACCCCAGGCACTCCTGCTGAGTAAGACCCCACTGCTGTTTTGTTTACAACTTCAATATTGCCATCGGCTTGTATTTTACCTGGAGAAGCGTTTGCTGGGTTTATTTGGTCCCCTATCCACCACCTTCTGAAGTCGGGGTAAAGACTGGTAGAAAATAAAGTTTGCTCCCATTTCCATTCAAACCCTTCACAATCACCTCCTCTTGATGACCTCTTAATCCTAATCTTAATATCAATAGTAGAGCCAGCTGGTATATCATAGTTGGTACTCACATTATTATCGTCAGTTGTAAACAATGGATATCTTATACCATGCTTACATGTTCCATCATCTCCAGTACCAGTTACCTTTTTTTGTCCAGCATCTATTACTGCNTCCTCTGGTATAACTGTTGTAAAACCAGATGGTTTAATTTCCATATACAAGCCAGGTAATTGATTTGTGTCCTCACCCATACCTTGGGGACTATTTAAAAAATCTCTCGCTTGAGCTTCTACATTTAATACTTTTGCTTTTACTACTTGACTTATAGGGCCATCGACATCTGTTTTTACAATCAATGTGTCTCCTGTCTTAACTTTATTTTGATTATCTCCTTCTAACTTAAAATATGTAACTTGTGAGGTTTGTACTGTATAATAAAAATTAGAAAATATAGTTTCATAATTACCCTTACTTGGTTTTACTACAAACTTATATCTCTGCGCCCATGATGGAGCATAACTTTCTACCGTAGCTTTTATACTGTTTAAAGTGATACTGTTTGCGGCAGGCACACTAATAGTATTAAAGTTTGAAGTTAAAACTGTGGAGGCTCTCCCGTACTCATCTAAATAAACTATTCCTGTAGCATAGTCTCTATTACTATGTAATGAACCAGTGTTTGATGTGGTAGATAATACCACACTACCAGTTGAAATTCTAAAATACTCATACAAGTCTGTTTGAGGCACAACTGGTGGACCTGCGCTTCCAGCGCTAATAAATTTCATTGCAATAACTTGTAGCCCAATCGTATTACTGCCTGGAGAGGCTGTAATAGGCCATCCTTGTTGAGCAGTTGAGCTTGTTACCCCACTTATTTCTTTACTAAATGTACATACTTGAGATGGTTTTACCAAGTCATTATTAAACCTGTCGGTTAGCGAACCACCTTGAGAAGCATCAGCCATGGGCTGAAAGTTCACATTTATTTGTGTTCCTATTGCATCCCTAAAGTCAGGGCCAATAGCTAAATCATATACACTTGAATAATTTTGAGTAAGAGGTACTGTAAATTCAAATGTTAAAACACCATTAGTAAATAACGCATTATCTGTAAAACAATCTGTGGCAGTTGTACCTCCTATTGAGGCGTGCTCTATAGTTATACTAAAATTAAGAGTAGAACCTTGTTTAAGTAAATCAGATACAGAAGATAAATTAAAATTAATTTTAGCATTTGTGGCTGTAACCGTATTGCTTGGGTCTATTGTATAATTTACACCATTAGCAATAGTAGGGTCATCAATTTCTATAAAATCTACATTATCTGTAATTAATTCGGTTTCATAATTTACAGCTATCTCTTGGTCACTTTCATTTGTAATATTATAACCATCAACATAGTTTCCATATATTAAACGATTACCCATTATGGTTAGAGCTTGTGCTTTTTTAGGAACGTTATCATATAATCTACCTAACTCATCTGTTCCTAATACAGAGTATATTTTGCTATTATTAAATTGAAAAGTTTGAACAGCATCGTTTGCCCAGCCATTTTCTAATTTGTTAAATCTTTCAATTACATATATGTTGTTGCTATTTGTGTCTTTAAAAAGTAAATCAACTTCTTTAACTCTTTCGCTACCAGTACTAAAAGAAACATTAACAGCATTAAATCTGTTACTCATTCCTTCGTTGTTGTAATTTTTTACACTGAACTTAAAAGGTCCTGTAGAAAAAGCAGGTAATGAAAATAAAGATATAGCACTGTATTCATTGTTAGAATATCGGTATCTATAAGCGAAACACAAGAACCTGTCTTCTATGTAATTTTCTGAACTATTAGTTAAGGATAAACCTGCAGTAGTAGGTGCAGGTAAAGGAATATCTGCTGTTGGTGTAGTACCTGGTATAAATTCGTACCCTGGTGGTTTTACAATAACACTAATATCTTCTTCTACTATTTGGTCTACACCCCCTACAGGAAAGTCGTAAGAGTGAGTAATGTTTATTTTTCTTGGTGGATTAAAGTTGTCTGTAAAAAATAATAAGTCTTCTATTTTTTCTACACCCGTTACTAAATACTTAGGGTCAAAATTTAAAACCCCAAATGTAATTACATGGTATCTTAATGTATCATCATTAGTGTTGTATGATAAAATTAAATCAAGCTTTGTGTTATTACCTGTATAGTTATTATCGTGAACAAACCAATATAAAGTTTCATTAGCGCTATCTTCATACGCCCCAAGACATACAGCTGTATTAGAAAGAGCAACATTGTTAAACTCTAAAGTTGTTAACTGGTCATTACCTCTACTATTTTCAACCGCACCAATTTCAGTAGTTTCCGTAGAACCAAGGCGTACGTTCATTGCATCGACGTATTCTCCAGGAGGGAGAAGTCTCTCATCCACGGACTTATTCATTCGTCCTTTAATAAAATTCGTGGTTACTATTGGCATACTACTTTATCCATTTATCCTGACCTCTTAAGTTCATTAAGAGACGACCAGGATGTATATTACTTAATCTTATTTTAGCATTTCTTAATAAAGAAGACTTGTCTTTTCTTGCTCTATTAACAATGTACTCTTGCACTCCTAATCTGCTATTCAAAATAGAATATTTAATATATGCGTAGATATATTCTTCAAACAATTTGTTTACACTCACTCGCGCATCGTTTCCGTTTTCCATTCCATCTGAAACATATTCTAATACAATTGATGCGTCACCTCCCATAGAACTAAAGTTAATAACGCCAGCTCTTTTATCTACTGTAAATGTAGGATTTATGTTAGCAGTTTCAGTGTTCAAACCAAATCTTGCGCCAACAGAATAATCAAAATACCATACCCCATCAACACAAGTTCCTTCACAACCATGAAACATACTGTTGTCATTCAAATAAATACCTACTCTTCCCCTACTTAAATCTACTTCTGAATCTTGAGGGCTTAAAGCATTGCCGTCTTGGTCAAATAATATTCTGCTTTGATTGTCTTGTAAGTAAGCATTACTCCAATTGGTTTGTATGTTCTCACTTAAAGGATAAAGAATACCATTTCTAAATTGAGAAATGCGCACCCAATTCACATAGTCTGAAGGCAGAATAAACCTTGAGTTGTTTCCGACATCTAATTGCAATATTTTTATTTCTTTCATAGCATCGTAATTCAACTCTTGAATACCACGCTTTGCATAAAATAAAACTTGAAACCTGTTAATGTTATTAATCAATTCATGATTACCCTGATACATCAACATAAAATTATTTACTATGTCCTGTAAAGATATATACTGGTAAGAACCCCAGTTTGCATCTTCAGGGTTTCCTCCATTATTTGTGTAATATTGATATTGATTTATATACGTCATCTTAGCTTGTTTCTTGTGTATCTGTTAATTCTTCTGTTTGCCCAAATTTATATACCGCATCTTCTCTAATTTCTATACCTATGTATTGACAAATTTTTGCAACCAAGTTTGGCTCATCAGAAGCAGGCAGTTCAAAGTTTTGAAAATCTGCAGCTCCAGGATTATATATTGGGTCTTGACCTGATGTCGTTAAGTATGTCCAGTTAGGCGCTAAAGGATATCTAATATATTGCACCTGTATAGCTCCACCCTGAATAATAGTTGTTGGATAAACAGATATGGTATTTCCTAATACACCTGTGGCAGTATTAGAACTTGCGCCACCCAATACATAAGCAGGGTATTGAGTTGTAGGAGCGGTTAAGTTAGAGCTTGTTAAATAAAAGATTTTATTTTGATTTACTCTTTCTACTTCTGTAATATTATATTGGTCATAAATACTGTAAGTATCACCATTTGCTATAATAGCCTCACTTATAGTAACTTGAGTATTACTATTAATTTGTGTAATGTACGCGGACTGGTTGTCTGCAGTATCTGTTACTAAATCACCTACAACCACTGAACTTTCAAATGCAGCATTAGCATCTTCAATAATTCGGGGGTTTACTGGCCCTGTAAATGTATTTGTGCCAGAGGCTTTTAAGGTAGGATAGTAAAATACTTTATTTATTAAATAATAATCAGCAGGTAAATTATACTGATTGTTTAAACCAGGTGTTGTTTGTGCTAAATAAGCAGTTGCTGAAAAAGTATCAATTACTTCCTCTAAGTTTTTTATTATATCTGCATAACCAGTGCCTGATGTACGCGCGTTTTCTCTATTAATCCAGTTATTATATTGATAAAAGTAATCCTCAAATATATCCATTTGAGCTTGCAAACAATATAAGTTAAAATCCTGTGGAGATATATAGCCATAATTATTTTTATTAGCTATAGCCATAACTGTATTACGTACGGAGTTAATCATAGGATAATCTTTTTACAAATATAAGCAAAAAAAAAGAGGGTAATTTTTTTTACCCCCTTTCACTAAATAATAATGAGCTGTTAATTAAGCTACTCCAATACCGCTTACCGCTTCAGGTAACGCATCACATAGATACTTTACTTGATGCCATGGTTGTTGTTGTGCAAAAACAATAGAATCTTGAATATAATCTCTCATAGTTTCAAGGTTTGCACCCAACGCAGCGTGAGTAATAGTTACAACTTTACCTCCTTGGTAAGCAATTGTAACAGTAGTAGTAGACGCTTGCTCACAAAGAACAACATCATCTGCACTAACTAATTGACTTTTCTCATCAGTTACAGGGATTGATAAAAATTTTGCCATGTTAATAAAAATTTTATGGTTAAACAATACTGCAAAGATACAAAACCTTATTTATTAGTTTTAAGCTTTTTAGATAACAACTTATATGTCTCTACACCATCATCACTTTGGAAAAACGACGCTACAATATAGTAGTGGTCTTCACCAAATGGTACAGACAATAATTTGTTTTTATTTTTAGGTAAGTTAAAATAAACATCCTTACCATTATTTTTCATAATCAACCAGGTATTATTAAAAAACTGAACAACATCTCCATATAAATTAAGCATAGGGTCGTTTACTGTTTCCATAAAATCTTCAGGTGCCTCTTTAGCATACAAAAGAATATCTCTTTTTAATTCTGAAGTTGTTAACCTATCTGCAGCACCACCCATTAAAACTCTACACACTGTAATAAGCTCATCTCCTTTGAGATTTTTAGCCAGTATCTGAGCTTCTAAACCTCGCTCTACAAAAGCTAATTGTTCAGCTGCATCTTTTTCATTGTTTATTTCTTCAAACACTTTTCCATTACCTGGGTGATAATATAAAAATTTTTGTAGTGATTGATTAGTTCTTGGGACAGACAACATACCATCCTCAAACATTACTGGTTCTAAAACAGCGTTGCCATCTTGCTCATCCTCAAAAGGTGACTTTTGATTTCGTGCATAACGAAGAGGTCGGTTAATTCCTTTTTCTTCATCAAACCATAATAATGGGGACCTATTGGTGTGTCTGGATGCTAACATGTATGTTAGCGGTATTTGCTTACTAAGTAGTCTGTAAGCTTTATCTGCGTATTTATCTTTTACTTTTTTCATTACATTTAAATTTAATTTGATTAATAAAAAATATCAGGGGAGGAGTATACCTCCCCTAATATTATGTTTTACTTCTTATTAGTTTTTAAATAAGAAGAAGTTGTTTGCACCTAAAACACAAACTGCTCTTTCAGATAAGAAGTTTACTTCCATTGCATCTAAAGAAGATGTTCTTGCACCACCAGCAGAACCAGTAATCCAAGTTTTGTAACGTCTGTCTTCAGCTTCAGAAGCTCTATATCTTACATGTAAGAATGGTCTCTTAGCGTTTTTACCAAGGATTTGGTCATAAACTGAAGTAGAACCAGCTGGAACTAAAAGTCCATTGATACCACCTGCTACTAATCCACCACGCATAGTTGGGTCGTTTAGGTATTTCCAGTCAGACTTATAGAAGTCATAACCTCTACGGAAACCTGAGAATCCAAGGTTTAGTGCCATCTCTTCATCATTGTCAAATAGACCGTAAGACGTACCACCAGCTCCATAAGAGTTTTGTGCCGCTAACATGTCATCAATATCAAATGAGAAGTTTCTGTTTACGAAAAGAACGTTCTCTTCGATTGCACCTTGCTTGTCTAATCTTTGAATAATAGAGTCGAAATCTGCTAATGTAGTTGGGTTACCTCCTGCAAAAACATTTCCTCTGTTATTTACTTCGTAGAATACACCTTTAGAACCACTTAATCCAGCAACAGAAAGACCTGCACCTGCACCCTGAAGATAATCTCCAGCACCAGAAGCTGCCTCAGCTGGAACCGCTTCTACTAAAGCTGTTTCCATGTAGTCTTCGAATCTTAATCTTGTATCGTGCTCAGACTTTAAATACCATAGGTATCCGCTTACTCCGTCTTCACCACTTACTTCAACCCAGCCAATCTGCGCCATATCAGAACCTGATACAGAATACTTATCCTTAAGGATAATTGGCTTGTTGTCAAAGAAGAAGTCATCAGACTCTAAAGAACCGTCCATTCCGTCAGTTCCTTTTGCAAATTCAGAACCATAAATGAATACATCACAAGCAGTAGCTGCTGCCATTGACTGACCAGCTGCTTCATAATATGCTACTGTAAATTGGTTAGGGTTTGCGTTAGTTGGCCCAGCTGTTACAATCGCTTTGTTTGTAAGAGTTGAACCAGGAGTGTTGTCTGAAATCATTACAGTTTGACCTACTCTAATAACGTTCTTAGCGTCTTTTGCTGTGTTAGGGTTAGCTAACGCAGGATTGAAGTTAGTTGCGTTATTTGGAATTGTCCAAACTGCTCCAGAGTCAGTACCAGCTGCAGCTGCAGAAGTACATCCTTTGTATTTAATATGTAGCCTTCCTTGCTCTGCCCATTTGATAAGGTCAGAATTAGATGGCATCTCTGCTCCTACCATTCGTAGGAACGAACTAATGCTTCTATTACCATATCTTTCAAATTCTTTCTCGTATGTATCAGGTAAATACTGATTCAAGAAATCAAAATCTTTGATATAATTCGTTTCAACAGGAACCTGTTGAGCCGAAGGTTGTAAATCGAAGCCAGGTGTTAATTGTACACTCATAACTTAAAATTTTAATTTGTTAAACTTTTTTAATACTTCTAATTTTGAGTCCTCTACCACTTGAAGTATCGCCTACCGCTTTAATTTTTAAACTATTTTTCGTGCTAAGTTGCGGGGCTCTACGAACATCCATGTTGATATTCTTTGACTTTTTTGCTACATCATCTACTGTTGCAGCAACACCCTGCTCATAAAAGAATCTTGCAAATTTTTCTGGATTCATTGCTATAGCCATAGCTCTGTGATATCCTTGGGCATCTTTCATAAGTCCATTCTCATCATTGTATTGTGAGATGAAATTATTAAAGTCCATTTGCTTGTTCTTTAATTCCTCAGCAGTCCCAGGTTTAAAGAGAATTGATTTATCATCACTCACGCTAAATTCAAAACCTTTGAACTCATCGCTAAACACTTTATTAGTGCGTTCTTCAAAATTCTTTCTCATAAGCTGGTGAGCTTCCTTCTGAGAGTTAGATTCCTCTAACATTGTCTTGTAAGCATTAAGATTGTTTTCTTGTTCATCAGATAATCCACCCCCACTTGACTCAAGAGGAATTTTATATTTATCTTTCTGTTCTTTAAAAAACTTTCTCGCTTTAGCAAGTTCTCTTTTTTTAGCTAATTTTTTCTTCTTGATATCACGCTCGTCATCTTCTTCACTGTCGTATCCAAATTTGTCGTCCATAATATCTTGAATATCTATCGCATCAAGACCTTCTTCTTGAACACTTAGATAATCAGCCAAAACAGAATCTTCGTCCATGTCATCGTAGTTCTTTTGCAATTTGTAAAAGTCTTCGATTCCACGGCCTGTTTCTTTCTTATATTCAAAATACTTTAAAACATCTTCAGGTAATTCAGGATTTGATTCTTTAGTTTCAAATAATTCATCAACTGACTTAATGTCTTTATTGTATCTATCTTTAATAAATTCAAGAACATTTTCGTCATTTAACTCTGACGAGGGAGTTTTATCTTCAACAACAGGAACCTCTTTTTTGGGCTCTACTGTTTCTTTTGTTTCTGCTTTAGTTTCAACCTTTTCAGGTTTTTCCTCAGCTTGAGTTTCACTATGTTGAGCTTCGTGTTTTTTTAACAATTGCTCTTCTACTTCGGCTTTTGATTTTTGAGTGTTGCCATCCACTGGTTTTACTTGTATTTTCATTAGATTAAATTTTTAACAAAATTAAACAATATATTTTAACAATATTTAGGCGCTTTTTAAATGATTATAAAGGTCTTTTCCTAATTTCTCTCCCACATCTTTATCTGATTTATAATGCACTCTTGCAATAATTCTACTTTTAGATATGTTATCTGCAACCCTTTCAAATTCGTTTGACATTTCGGGAAACATATCCGACAAAACAAGTGATATTAATTTGCTTTGAGCAGAATGACCTGAAGGAAACGCAGGGGTTTGAGCACTTTTCATTTTATGATAAGATAAATCTATGTCAAACTTTTTTGCTAATTCATTCGGGCGTGGTCTATCATGATAATTTTTTATACGTAAAATTACTGGTTGAGATTGTTCAATCAACTCATTCACTAAAGCAGCTGGATATGTTCTTGTTTTATTTTTAAAAAGCTGTTTAAACGCTTTGTCAATATCGTCATATCTATTAGCAAATGAAGTATCTAACTTCTGAGTTTGCAAAGACTTTATTTCGTTTAATGTTTTTAAACTAAAATCAGAAGGGTAGTTTATATGTTTATATTTATTGATATTAAAATCACTAAACATATTATTTTATTTAGGACCAAACTCTGCTAAATCAAAACCATCTAATGAATCTTCGTTAGACTCAAATTTTATAGCTGGTAGATTTCTTTTTCTTTGTTCAATTAATTTAGACTGTTGGGTGTTAGCTTGACTAATTCTATCAGACTTTCCTTTTTCTCTTGCTTTTTCTCTAAGGTCTATCTGCGATTGTTCAATACCTTTGAGCTGCATGTTATAAGCAAATTCTTTTTCCATCAACTGAGATTTCAACATTGCTTCATTATTCATTTTTTCAATTTCGAAACTTATCTCTGCCTGTTTTATTTGCATTTTAGATTGAGTCTCTAATTGTATTCTTTGTTGCTCTTGCTGCGCAGCCATCATTGCTTGTTGTTGTGCCATCTCTGCTTGAGCAGCTTGTTGCATTGTAGCTTGCTGTTGTTCCAGTTGTGCTTTTCTTTTACGTTTTGTTTTTAATAGTTGATTGGCCATTTTAAGATTATGTATCTCTCTAATGTCTAAAGCATCTTCTAAATTAATATCGTTTTTAGATAAAGCCATTTGTATATTAGCTTCTAACATAGCTCTTTCTTCTTCATCAGGAGCTAACTCTAAGAATATACCAAAACTATATAAGTAAAGATTTTTAATATCTTCTAATAAATTCAAATTGTATTTACCTATTTGCATAGCAAACTGGTCTTTAAAATCTGAATACTCTAATACATCTGCAGTTCTTAATACTATGCCCTCTGCTAATCTACGCGTTATATATAGACTTGCATTGAGAATATGTCTGGTTGCTGTATTTGAATTTAAAGCTGCTAATTTTTGAACGCCAACTAATGCGTCAGGATTAGGAGTAGAACCATCACGAGCTTCGTTTAATCCCGTTACAGTTCTAATCATATCTAAATAGTGATTATAGTTTGCAATAAGCATTTGCATTTTTCCACCACCACTATTACTTGTTAATTGAGTGATAGGAACTTTTGCGTTATTAAATTCTCCATCTTGAGTAAAGCTTCTACCCACGACACTACCTGTCTGAAAATATAAACGTAAAGCATCTTCAGGATTATAAGCATTACCAGTACCCAAGTCAACCTCATTGAGCCCATCAGCGTCTATGAAAACACCGTCAGGAACCATTCTGGCAATAACTTGTTGTAACTTTAAATGAGTTACTTGAATTAAATCAGCAAAAGGAATCATTCTCCTTACCAATGATTCATACATACCTTTGTAAAGTCTCGGAGCACAAGCTACATAATTAGGTAGAGCTTGTTGACTTGCAGCTTTTGGTCGCACCATATTTTCTGCCAACTCCCACTTAAGTAATATGTTGGTACCCATTACCATGATACCATCATACCAAACTTCTATTTTTTTAGTAACCTTTTCAAAGTTACCCTCTGCCATCATTTCTTCTGGCGGGTTAAAGCTGTCGTCTTTTTGCACAACCTTGAATGACCCATCAGCCATTCTTTTTTTCTTATAAACAAATGTATGTGTTGTTTTATAATTAAAATATAACAATGTACAAGTATCTCTGTAGAACAAAGAATTTTCATAATACTGAGCGTTGTTATAATAATTATACCAAGATTGACTATACTTAGCAATCTCCTCCATATCTTCGTTTGTAATATCAGGATTAATTTTTACAAGCTCCGCCATTGGTATGGTTTTGAGCTCTCCCCAATAAAAACAATCTTTGAAATAAGGGTCTTCAGTATAACTATAAACTACATTTGCTGGGTCTACATAGTCTAATTGAATTCCTTGACCAGGTAAAAACTGATGTTTAGTCATACCAACACCAATTGTCATTATATCATAGTCAACTCTTTTTCTTATATCTTGATAATGATTTTGATTTAGTACAGTGTCGATAGCTTCTTCTGCAGCGATTTCTACTGCAGGCTTATACTTCATTTGCATAAACAATTCAAGCTCCTCATTGTTTTCAGGTAGCTCTTCTTCACTGGTTTGAAATACATTTACTTCAAAATCATCTTCTATCTGTTGAAATAAAGGACGAGCTATCATTTCACCCTCTATCTTTTTTTGGAATGAATCTCTTTTTTCTGCAGACATTGCGTCTTCTGCAAAAGCATTTACTTTAAACAATCTATCGTTAAGACCGTTTACAACTATATCAACAAATTTAGGAATTATAGGAACTGGCGTCCAGTCTAAATTTAGATAAGATAAATCACCATCAATAGCAATTTCATTTTTATATTTTTGAACAGACTGTTCTCCACGCGCATACAATCGCAATCTATTGAACTCACCCCACTGGTTTAAATATCTACACGAACCATTATCTTTTCTAAACCATTCATATTGTATAGCTTGACCAACTTGTAAGCCATACTCCATTGTATCCTTCGTGGAGTCGGACGCAAATTCATCTGGAAACGCAGCTGCTTTTAAGTTAATTTCTACTTGTTTCATTTATTAATAATTCGACTAACTTTTTCGCTGTTGTTATATCTTGCAAAGTTAATGCTTATTTTCGATTTTTCTTTAGTGGGTGTATATAAGTGTTTTTGGTTAGCCATGATAGCTAAACCCGAACTAATTGACGCATCAAACTTAGTTCTATTGCTTATATCAAACTTAGCCCAATCCTCTAAAGTTCTTTGAAAATACATATCACCCATATCACCTGAGGTCCTATATACACCATCGGTATCAAGACCTATATATTTTTCTATGTAGGACTCTATAGCAGAAGCGTGTGATTGTTTTACATCTTCCGATGTATTCGGTATACCACCCAACTCTCTTTCGCTTTTAGAAAGCTTGTTATAAGTTTTATCAGGTCTGTTTAAACAGAACCCTCTATACCCTCTATTTTTAAAATGATAAAGCAAACGAGGTTTGTTATTTTCACACAAAATAGGCATGCCATAAAAAACACACGCCATTAAAACTTCTTCAAAAAATATTTCTGCAGTTTGTGGTCGGGCTATATATTCTAAAAAGAAATGATTACTTGGCATTTCTTCCATGGAAAATTTAGTTAATCCATGTAAAGAACCATTTGAACCTTTACCAACTACAACTCCAGATATATCATAAGAGTCACAACCAAATGAGCCTAAATGTTCGTTGCCAGGAAAGAACCTACCATTCTTTCTAATGACATTATTTTGAAGAGAGTGTTTAGGTAAGTAAGTTACAAAAAATCTACCTCTTTTATTTGGGGTCCATATAACTCTACTATCCTTTATTCCATTCTCCCAACTAAAAGAACCTTGAGTAATAAAATGTTCTTTTATAATACCGTCATTATAATCTATCTGCTGATATATTTTGGTTAAATTAAATATAGATTGCTTGCTTTCATCTCTAAACGCATGAGACTCAGAACGCGGAAACTGTCTATAATATTCATTTAACGCATCAGGGTCATGCTTTAAAGAAACAACTTCGTTTTCCCAGTAGTTAACTGCACCTTGATATATGTATTCATCATCAATACCTTTTACTTCTTGTTTAGGATTATCTAATACAGGCATACCATACCTATCTATAAAACCCTCCATGTTCCACTCCATAGGTATAAACAAAGAATATAATCCGCTTTTAGTTTGACCATTAGCATTTCTTACCTCACAATTAGAATCGTTATACAAGTTTTTAAAGTTTCTACCCCCTTTATCTAAAGCATTAGAAGTAGAGCCCATCATACATTTACCAATAACTTTACTTCCTAATCGTAAACAGGTTTTTGTAACACGCCAATTATTTAAAATATTCTCAGGCTTTTCCCATTTACCACTTTCATCATGTATTAAAAGCTGTAATTTTTCTCCATCATAACTATTGTCCGAAGTATTCTTCCAATCTATTGTGGTATCTAATCCTTCTAAAACTTCTTCTTCCACCTCAAACATATTTTTCTTTGTAATCTTGGAAGCAGGAACTCTATAAGCTAATTCAGTTTTAGGTTTATCCATACCATCCTGTATTGGTTTAAAAAAGAATGGATAATTGTTAGATATAGGAACAATTTTATCGGTAAACATTTTTTTAGCATCACTACCTGTTTTCGATAATATACCTATTCTTGCGTTTTTAGTAATAGTTCCTGTGTTCACTCCTTCACATGAACTCATAAAAGAAAACCCTGAACGTCTTATTTTTAAATAACACATTCCAAAGCTTCTTTTATCTGCCTTACATGCTTCCCAAAACAAATAAAATATTCTATTAGCTTCTCGAAAATCTGGATGACCTACATCTATTTTAGTCCACTGCAGATACATATAATGAGTACCTGTAATATAAGTAGGTTTTCCATTACTCATAAACCAAAAGCCCTGCTCTCTTCTATTGAACTCTTCTTCTATATAATCTATCCATTGGTTTTTAAAAGTAGAAGGAGCTTCGTGCCATTGAAATATTGTAGAAATTCTTTTTAAAACTTGGGGTATTTCTTTAACTTCCCAGTACTGTTCTTCTTTTTTTGGAGAACGTTTAAACACTTCTTTGGGAACTGCTGGTAAAGCTACTCTTAAACCAGATATGTAAAGTATTTCGCCAATAGTACCATCTTTTGAAATAATAACAATATCATATTTTTCATCATAACCATATCTCCATGTCCTTGCTTTATTTTTGCGAGACAATATGTTTGAAGGTACAATGCCCTTACATACATTATAAATACTATTTTGACTTTCTTTCTGCAAATCCTTTAGGTAAGTTATTTGTTTTTATTTCTCTTCCCTCAAGTTTATCTCGTTCTTCATCTATTCTTTTTAATATTTCAAAAGCATCAAAAATGGCAAGCTTTTTGGTAGCAGCTGCATTTTTTAATCTATCAGCAGCAAGCTCGTCATCTGGGTCAGGCTTTATAATTTTTTCTTTTGCAACATCAATTAATTCTTTGACAGCTTTTTCACCTGCATTTATTATTTCTAATTTAATTGCTTTTGTGTCCATTATTTAAAGTAATATTTTTAGTATACATCCTATAAAGCTTTTCATCATCTATTGTAAATTCATATTCACTATTCGGTTGAAAAGAAACTTTATCCCCTGGATGTACATTTAATTTTTCTAATTGTTCATTTCCATATTTGACAACACCCCATAAAGGTTCTTCTGTTTCAGCTACATCTATATACCTTTTTTTCATAGGTATAGGTTTTATAAAACAAAATTTATCATGGCTATACCACTTGCCATTTTGCTTATACATATAAAACTGAAAATTGTCAACTAAGAATAAATCATCTATAAGCCAACTTCTTCCACTTTTTTGCCTACCATAAATATCGTTATAATATTTAAAAACATTATGGTGTACAACAAGCGTGTCGCCTATTTTTATTTTACCCTGATAGTTAATAGGAGTGTTAACCACCGTAGCAAATCGTGTAGAAACTGTGTGGTCTTCTTCTGATGTACTTATGAAGAACTTTTTATCACCATAATATTTTATATTATCATAACGCCTATCGTTGTAGGGTTTTACTATAAAACAAAAAGGTGATTGCATTAAAAATTAATATTATATTCTAAGGATATAGGCAATGTGTTTTTAAATTCTTTCCACAATAAAATTTCTTTACTTTTAATAATCCAAATTTTATATGAATCAAATTCGTGGTCGTGTTGGATTAGATGAATTTGGTAGTTCCCCCCCAAAACATCTTGACCTACAATGTAGTGCATAGCTCCCGACTTATAGTCTGAGCCTATAGAAATTTTTCTTATATCCATTTAATTAAAATGTTGAGCCTACAGTTAAGACTCTGTAAAATATATTAAAATACATTGTCCCCGTACCCTGTGTAGGATTTGCAGCAGTTTCTAAAGTAACAGCAGTATTTTGCGCTATTACTGTGCTAACAGTTGGAGTAGTAATTTTAGTAACTAAATCAGCAGCAAAATTAGCAGATTGTACGGCCAATGTGCCAAAAGTACCTGAGCCAATTTTAACCGTTAAATCATTACCAAAATTAAATGCTGTATTTCCCGCGTCTAAAAACTGAGATATACTAATAATATCTATTACTTTACCAGCTCCAGGTGCTGCAATTAATGTAGCAGACTGTGTTCCTAAAGTTAATAAAGCGGCTGTATTTACAGTAACTTTAGCAACCAACGTATCAATACCAAATAAAGTTTGCATCTGTTCGATGGTAACCGTTTTTGTTTTTAATTCATTTTCTGCATCTGTGATTATCAGATAATCAGCTGAATCTAAGTTTGATATTGATGGGTATGCGGATGTGTTACTTATTTTCGCCATTTTCTTTTGGTTCTTCTGGGTCTTTTACTTCTCCAGTCCTTAAATCAATAATTGCGTTTTCGCCGTATTCTTTAATTAATTCTTTTTCTAAATCATTAAACTCTCCTTGAATTACTTCTACTACAGGAACAGTATTAAATAAACCAATTACGGTGTCAGCAATTTTAATTTTAGCTTGTAAAAACTTTTGATTTAATTCCTGAACTTTTTTTAGTTCTTCTTCTTTTAACTTTTTGTTTGCCATTACATTAAATTTAATTTGTTAAACATTATACAAATATAGGTATTTTATTTTTGATTATGGGGGAGTTATAGGTGTGCCAATTATATTATTTATTTTATTCGATGCTCTGGCATTTACTTCATCTATTTTTGTGTTTACAACACCAATAACATCATTATCATATCCCTCAGTATAATCTATTACTAAACGTATAGGATATGTAGTGCTTTTCATTCTTGCACCTGACTGAAATGTGGTATTAAGAGTAGGTGTTGAGGCGTCATAATCATAGCTCTTATTTACAAGGGCTACATTTAAGTAACCATTAGTGTTCATATCAGTCACTCCTGCCGAGTTAATTGTAAACTGATTTGGTGTTGAGGTGCTTGTGCTCCAAGAAGAAATAGAGCTTTGAGAATATGGTTGACTAAAATCTAAATCATTATACATAGCAGTAGTCAGTGTTGTTGTGCCTCCACTTCCTCCCCATGCTGTAGACTCAACTATATAAGCATCACTTGTGCTTTGAGAATAACCATATATTTGCAAGGTTGCTGAGTTTATTGTACCTGGAACAGATGATACATCAAAAAACAAAAATGTTCTGTAAATACTTCCACTTACACCGCTTCTACCAAAAGCGTGAGACGCCCTTATTGCTTGTGATTGGCTTGATGTGCTGGTAAAAGTAGTGGCTTGAGTACCAGTACTTGCATTTCGTACATCAGTAAGCCAGTTACTTATATTAAACTGAAAGTTTCCTATTCTTCCTTGTAAACCCGCTGTGACGTTTTGTGTTGGCATAATTAATATTGTTTCTGAGGAAGATAATAAATGTTTTTAGTATAATAATTATTTTCAGGCGGGGTTATATCTATGTGTTCATAAGCAACTTCTTCAATTCCAAAACTATTTGAAGCCTCGGTTTTACCATTCCACCATGTTGCAACGCCCCCTTCTTTTACCAAGCTTGGTAGATGTCCCCCAAAAGAATTAACATCTTCATCACCATAAGTATCATAAAATACACCATCATATTCTGACAAGACCGAAAGGTTGTCTATCCAAGAGCCTTCAATAATAGTTACATTACTTTTTCCTTGAGCCCACTCTTTTGCTTTGACAATTATTTGGGGATGATTTTCTACTATCGTATGTGAAGCGGGATTGTTTTGTTGAATATAGTTTGCACTTATACCCATACCAAAACCTATCTCTAATATATCTCCTCCATTGATGCACACATAATCTGCATGTTTCTTCATAAGACCATCTTCCCAATTCATCATAACTTGATGCTCCTCATTAGCCTCGTCTATGAAGTAAATTTTATTTTCTTCAAATATTAATGTTCTTTCCGTATAATTCATACTTAATTGTTTTTAACCCAAGTATTATCAGGGCAAAAGTAAATATCATCACTACTTATTGCATATCCTAAAACTCTTGCGTAAGAGTTTGTAGCTGTAGGTACAGTAGTAGTAAACGTACCAGAAGTAGAAGATAAATATAAAGGAGACCCTAATTGGTATCCATGTGAAGCTTTTCTAAACACTCCGTGTGTCAACATACCATTGTTAGAACTTGAGCCTGTAGCAACAGCTAAGAGCCTTATAGCATTTGCTGAAGTATTAGCTACGCTTATCCAAGAACCAAAAGAGGACATTGCATATACAGTGCCTGCTGTCACACTTGTTGTGCCCGCAGATATAGATAAACCGCTTCCGCCTGACCCGCTTGCCGCTGCTTGAGACATTAGAATCTGAGACGCAGAACCTAACGACATGTCTGTATTTGCAGCTAAAGAAATTTCATTTGCGGTTACAGAAACTAAATCATCGTCAATTGAAAATTGATTTTTGCCGACAGTTATAAACTTAATTAATGCAGTATCATCATTTTCCTCTGTATCACCTATTAATAAAGTTTGTGAGCTTCCTGAATTTGATAAAACTCTTTGACCTCCCGCTCCTGAAAATTGTGCTCCAAACCAAAAGTCTCCTCCTTCTACAGCAAAATCCCCTGTAGCTTGGGCGTTAGTTCCATTATCAAAAATTGAAGAGTTAGCTAAATTAATAGAACCAGTAAATCTTGGAACCCTGTTTACGGTTGCTCCTGAAGTAATAGTATTACCTGCATTAGTTGTATAACCAGCTCCATTAGTTAACTGGTTGTTGTTGGTTATTCCATTAGTTATAGTAACAGTATTTCCTGAACGAGCAGTAGTTATATTGGTGCCACCAGCAATATCTACCGTTTCTCCATCATCTATTGTTGCGGTACCACCACTATCAGCTGTTAACTTCCAACTGCTCATTGTCCCACTTCCAGTAGCATTGAAAGTAATGGTTTCATTACTACCTTGATTTAATGTAAATGAACCACCTCCAGTTAACCCTGTTCCTGCAGTTAATGTTATCGTGTTGTTGTTTACTGTAGGACTGGTAGGCATTGTTACCGTCTTAACATTTATAGCAGTAACATGTCCTGTAGCATTTGAAGTTACACTATCTACCGCTGTGAATGTTCCTCCAGAACCTGGAGAATCTGTACTGGTTGTATCGGTTCTTGATGTGTTATCATGATTTATAGTTCCAGAAGTAGTAATAGGGCCTCCCGATAAATATGTACCTGTAGCTACTGAAGTTACAGTACCACCACTATCACTGTCTGGAGAAGTAATAGTCATTACATAAGGGTCAGCCGATGTTCCAGTACCAGATAAATTAGTTCCTAATGTACCAGTAGCTGCTACAAATTTTAAATATTTATTAGTACTTCCGCTTAAAGTTTTGTCATCATCATCATCATCTCTTACAACCCACTCGGTAAATGTTTCTGGTACATTTGGAGAATCATTAGTTATCGTAATTGTACCACTTGATGTAATAGGTGAACCTGAAACAGATATGCCTGTTCCTCCACTTATAGCTACTGAAGTAACTGTTCCATCATTATTAGTAAAAGGCAATTCTGATACATTATAATAATCTACATTGTTTGAGCCGTCACTAAGAGGAAGATGCCAAGTTCCTGCAGGTGTTCCTGAGCCAGCACCAGCAGCTAAAATAAAGTTATCTGTACCTGCATAATCTACAGCAAGCGTAGCGATACCCGATGTTGCACCGCCTTGTAAACCAGCGCCCGAGGCAACGGCTGTAATATCGCCAGTATTATTGGTAAACGGTAAATCGGAAACATTTGCATAAGATACTGTGCCGTCGACAGAGTACCATATTGCTGCTCCCGTATCGACAGTGTTACCTGTCGCATTTGTTGCAGACAAGATTGCATTGTCATTCCCCGAATAGTCTATATTTACTGTAGGTGACGTAGCTGTTCCTGTTAGTGAAATTCCAGTACCCTCGTTTACACCTGTTACAGAACCACTTCCCGTACCTGCTCCTATTAAATTTCTTACCTCCGCAGCTGTAATACCTGTGTTTAGCGAGGGTGTAGAGCCATCAGATAAAATAGCTGGTGTTCCTGTGTCATTTATTACACCTAAATTACTTCTTGCGTCAGCAGCGTTTGATGCACCAGTACCACCATTAGCCACAGATAAATCAGTACCACTCCAGTCATCATTGCTTATGGACAATGTGCCTCCTAATGTAAGTATTGGTGTTGAGGTAGAACCATTATCTGATAATGTTATTCCATTAACACTACCAGTACCAGTAACAGACTGTACAGTTCCTTGTGGAACACCTGCGACTTGAGTATCTACATAATTTTTAGACGCAGCATCTGTTGCAGCTGTTACGGTGTCAATACCTTGTATTCTTCCAGTACCCCCTAAAACAATGTCACCACCATTAACATTTAAATCACCTGTAATTACAAAACTATCTACTTCATTATAAGATTCTGAATTACCACCAAACGAAGCTTCGTTTGTAACTCCCGATGTAACAACTTGAAATGGAGTTCCTGCACTTAATTTTGCGCGACCAGTAAAATAACCCCCTGATGTTTCTGGATAAGCATTACCTGTATACTTAATAGCTATATAACTATTACTGTTGTAAGTACAAGAAATTAATCGGTAATCTTCTGAATCTTGTATAACTTGAAGTGTGGCTAAACAACCACCGAACATTTGACTTGAACCTGATGTGACTATAACATCTAAGGATACCGCTTGATAATTACCAGAAGTTCGGTCTATACGAATCGTTCCATTAATATCATTGCTTGCGGCATTTCTACATAATAAAATATATTGAGTAGAAGCATTATCAACCATATCAAAACGATAGTTGACATAGTGGTCCTCCTGCATGTTTATTCTACCATCCAGGTTTATATTTTCGTCAGTGGTTGTGTCCGCTAAAAATCGAATCGGCATATTAAATTAAATTTAAGACACCTTCGTAATCAATATTTTAATATCGTTTGCTGATGGTGCTGTTGTAAAATCTACTGTTACTTGGTTTACAGTATTTCTCGTCACATCTGCATAAACAGTATCATAAGAACTGGCATCATACAGCTGAACCATTACATCCCTGGTTCCCAAGTTGTGAGTTACCGCTATTGAAGTTGCTCCTCCAATAAGGGCCGAATATTGTTCGTTAGACGCAATACATGTGCTAACTGCAGTACAGAAATCAGAAACCTGAGATGCTGTAATATCAATGTCTTGTGAACTAAGCGAAGTTAATAAACCTTTTGCAGTTACAGTAGCAGAAAGTGATTTACCTGCACCACCATAAGAACCTGCACTTACGCCAGTGTTATCTAATGTTACAAATCCGTTAGCAGTTACTCCAAAGTTTGCACTGTCAAAACCAGCTACACCTTTTTGTGTTGCACCATCTGTAGCACCTGCTCCTGCAACATTTTGGTCTTGAATAACTACTGTGTAAACTGTTTGCGCTGGATTAGAACTTGCACTAATATCTTGATTTGCAAATATTAAATCACCAACCTCCAGTGTTTCCGAATAAAATGCCGTACCAGCGGTAGTTACTACAAAGAAGTCACCTAAGTCTAATGCTATGTTACTTGCTCCATCTAATGAACCATTACCCGCACCTAAATCTGTCGTTAAACCAGTGTTTGCATTATATCCTCCTTTAAACTGTCCAACGCCAGCAATAAGTGATTGAACTTGTCCTAAGTTAACACCATCTGTAGCAGCAGTACCTGCAGCTACATCCAATAGCTTGTTTGCGCCAAAGTCTACATCTGCTTCTGCATCACCCCATTGGTCTAAGTGTACATTGCTATATAATATTTTTTCGTTAGCTGTTCCATCTACACCTACTAAGAAGTCTGCAGCAGGGTCAATAGTTGTAACTGTGTTTAATTCAGCTAAATCAAGATTAACTGTAACAGTACGCCCTGACTCTGCTGTGTCAATACCAGTAGAACCAGATACCGTCACTGTATTACCATTACCAACTGAAGACGAACCTGAGTCAGCAGCTATAGTCCAGTTATCCATAGTACCTGTACCACCAGTATATGCTATGGTTACTTGACCACTACCATTATTTGTAGTAGATATATTTGCTCCCGCAGCAATAGTTATAGTGTCTTGGTCTGTAATTGTAGAATCACTACCAGTTGTTGCAGCTAAAGTAATACTGTTGAATGGTAATGTGTTAGTTACAGTTAATGTATCAGTTGCTGAAGCAGCGGTTGAAATACCTGTACCACCAGCAATATCTACTGTATTACCATCACTAATTGTTTGGTTAGTTCCACTGTCTCCTGAAAGAGTCCATGAGGTCATTGTTCCAGCGCCACCATCTGATGCTGCCGTAATACGTCCTTGTTGGTCTACTGTTATGTTTGCAGATGTGTACGAACCAGGAGTTACAGCTGTGTCATCTAAGTCTATAGTAAGAGTTCCTGTTGTACCCGAACCAGCCAATGAAGTAGTAATACCTGTATCCCCTTGGAAAGAAACTGTGTTTCCACTATTTATTGTTTTAGGAGTAGCACTACCACCATCTGCCGCTGCAATCCAAGTATAACTTTCTGCACTTGGCATTGTAATAGTCTCTACATCTACAGCTGTCACGTGACCAGTAGAGTTTGTTGTAACACTACCAATAACATCAAATGTACCACCATATCCAGGCGAAGCTGAACTTGTAGTATCACTTCTTGATGTTGTATCGTGATTAACCGTTAATGTATCTGTAGCAGAAGCTGCTGTTGAAATGTAAGTACCACCCGCTATATCAACTGTGTTACCGTCTGAAATAGTTTGTGAAGAACCACTGTCTCCACTTAATGTCCAAGATGACATTGTTCCTGGAGCTGTTCCTGAACTTGCTGCAGTTAATCGACCTTGTTGGTCAACTGTAATACTTGCATAGGTATAAGAACCTGGAGTTACCGCAGTATCGTCTAAGTTAATAGTCAACGTATCTGTTGCACTTGCTACAGTAGAAATGGCTGTTCCTCCAGCAAATGTCGCAGTATTAGTTGAATTAATAGTTTGATTAGAACCACTGTCCCCAGCAAGAACCCAGTTAGCATATCCACTTAAAGTGGCAGCGATTGTTACTCCTCCTGAACCGTTACCAGTAGCTGTAATACCAGAGCCCGCAATAATTGTTGCAGTTCCTCCGTTAGATATTGTAGAAGAACTACCTGATGAACCAGCAAAAGTCCAAGAACTCATAGTTCCCGCACCTATATCTGAAAGTATTTGTGCTTTTGTTCGTCTTTCTATTAGACCTGAAGTAGATACCAATATACCGTCATAGGCGTTATTAGCATCCTGGTTTATTGTTGCGGTTACTGTACCGTCAATATTAAGTGCGTTTAAAAATCTTATTGCCATTTCTTTTTACTTTATTAATTAAATATTGCAACACCATCAAA